GATGATGCTGTCGGAGGCGATGAGGAGTGCTCTCGTTTAATGAGTAACATTCCGAACATCGATGGTCTCTTCCCTAAAAAGACACAGGAAGAGGTTCAGACAGCACTGGATGGCTTTATCTCCTCCCTCGAAGGAGAAGATTCAGAAGTATATGTTGATGGTGCAACCACCACGACGAACAATGCTGTTCCAGACGTGGTTAGTGCGTTTAATGAGTTGATCGGAAGCTAATAACCCCCCGCCGCTCGGGGCACCCGGCTTAAAATAGGTGCCCCCCATTTTTATAAGGAAACGTGATGACAAAAGAATATCTGCAACGACGGCAGGCTCGACTTGCTCGTAATGGCGCAAAGAGAAAGTTGAAAGCAAAGACTGCAAGGATTGCAAAGCAACAGAAGAAACACGAAAAAAACGTTCAGCGCCGCAAGCTCCGCCGGGAACTTCGTGAAAAGCGCGAAAAACGAGAGGCTGCGGAAGAATAAATGGCAAAAAAATCAACATCAACGGGAAAACTCTCTATGAACGAGATGCGAAAGCTTATCAACAAAAAAGCAGGCATGAACGTTGCCCACGACCTAAATGAGGAAAACCCAACAGTAGTCACTCAATGGATACCAACAGGCTCACGCTGGCTGGATTCAATCATCTGCCGAGGAAAGTTAGCAGGAATTCCAGTGGGGAAGGTTTCCGAAATCGCCGGCCTCGAAGCCACCGGGAAATCTTATATGGCAGCACAGATCGCCGCCAATGCTCAAAAGATGGGTATGGATGTTGTTTATTTTGATTCGGAGTCTGCCATCGATCCCTCCTTTCTCACTAACGCTGGGTGTGATCTGAGTCAGCTTCTTTATGTCCAGGCCCAGTCTGTAGAGTTTGTTCTTGAAACGATTGAGGAGTTGTTGGCATCCGATAATCAGATGTTATTTATCTGGGACTCGCTGGCACTCACGCCTGCCATTAGTGAGGTTCAGGGCAGCTTTGACCCAATGTCTCAAATGGCCATGAAAGCACGGATTCTTGCAAGGGCTATGTCAAAGTTGGCGCTGCCTATCGCAAACGCAAAGGCAACGCTTCTCGTCCTAAATCAATTAAAGACGAATATTACCAGAATTGCATCCGAGGCGATGACAACTCCATATGTGACTCCGGGCGGAAAAGCCATGAGTTATGCCTATTCTCTTCGAATTTGGCTCACCGGCCGCAAGGCCAAAGCAAGTTTCGTTCTTGACGATAACGGTTTTCGCATTGGATCCGAAGTCAAGGTAAAACTTGAAAAGTCCCGATTTGGCACCTCGGGCCGGCGCTGTAATTTCCGTATCCTGTGGGGAGGCGACGACGTCGCCATTCAAGATGATGAGTCTCTCTTTGATGCAGTAAAGGGATCGGACAAAATTATCCAGTCAGGCGCTTGGTATACTATGGTGTTTGAAGACGGTCCAGCCGAAAAATTCCAAGCATCCAGGTGGGTTGAAAAAATGCAAGATGATAAGTTTCGGCAAAGAGTTTATCAGATCATCGATGAAGAAGTAATTTATAAATTTGACAATCGACAAGGGAAGGCTGAGGATTTTTACGAAGCCGAAGAGTAGTCTTCTTTTGAACGCTCAAAATACTACTTTATAATATGGCCGATGAATTATTAAAAATGAAATATGATAAACTCCTCTCGGAGCTTAAATTTCTAGAAGATGATTTAAAATATCACAAAACCCTCTTTGATCTGGAGATGAATGAATTTTCTGAGACGTTCGACGCCAAGGCCAGAGAGATGGGCGTTCTTGATAGGCTCCAGGCCCCCAAGGTAAATCCGAAGCCCCCACAGAAGAAGAGAAAAGTCTCCAGAAAAGAAACAAGAGACCTTTTTAAAAAAATAGCAACAGTAACCCACCCCGATAAACTTCTGGACCTACCTCTGGCCGAAAAAGAGGAAAAAGAAAAGAAATTTTTAGAAGCGACAGAGGCAGCAGAGGAAGATAGGATTTTATCTCTGCATAAGATCGCAAACGAGGTGGGAGTAGAAATTTCTGAAATTTCAGAAATTCAGATAGCCTTGTTCGAAGATGAAATTTCCATTCATAAGCAAAATATTGAAAATCTCAAAAAAACTTGGATGTGGATATGGCTGAATGCGGCCGACGAAGAGGCTAGGGATGCAATAATGCTCAAATATATAAATTTTCTATTGACAAGCACTCCAACTTAGGGTATACTAGGAATATAATGAAAAGAGTAATGATCATCGACGCGTTAAACGCGTATTTTAGAGCTTATATCGTCAACCCAAGCCTGTCTAAAAACGGGCAACCTATAGGCGGCTATAAAGGCTTCCTCGGGATTCTACAAAAGCTTTGTCGAGAGATGAAGCCTGACGAAATTGTCATCGCTTGGGATGGCGCCGGCGGTTCCATGCGCAGGAAGACGGTTAATTCCAACTATAAGGAAGGCCGCAAGCCAATTCGTTTAAACAGGGATGTCCGGGTGCTCACCAAGGACGAAGAGATGCAAAATAAGGTTTGGCAGCAATATCGACTTATGGAAATGCTGAATTTTATGCCGGTTATCCAGCTAATGGCCGACGCCACCGAAGCAGATGATATAATTTCGCTTGTCTCGCAATCTCCACACTATCGGGGATGGCAGAAAATGATCATATCAAGCGACAAAGATTTTTTTCAACTCTGTGATGACGAGACAGTTCTGTATCGACCAATTCAGAAGAAGTTTGTTAATAAGCCAAGGCTTTTGGAGGAATTTAAAATCCACCCAACAAACTTTGCCCTTGCTAGGGCCATGGCCGGAGACAAATCCGATAATCTTCCGGGAGTTAGGGGCGTCGGCCTCGGAACAATATCCAAACGCTTCCCGTTTTTCGCAGAAGAGAAGTCGGTTACAATCCCGGCCCTTATTGAATTTTGTAAGAATGACAATACTGGATTGAGGGCTTTTTCCGCAATTTGCGAGGCTGAGGAAGTAATAAAACAAAATTATAAAATCATGCAACTCTATGCGCCGTCAATATCAATTAATGATAAAAGTAGGGTAAAATACATAATTGACAATTTCAAGCCAGAATTTAATAAAACGGAAGTAATTAAGCGCATGGCGGAAGACGGCTTCGGAAACTGGGATACTTCAGACTTGTTTGCCACCTTCAAAAGAATAACAAGTAATGCTTGACACGGCGAGCTTTATGTGTTAAATTAGTAATAGTGGGGGGTTCAATGTCAAAAGAAGACTTTAGCCAATACGGTAAAGACTTTCAAGAAACTTTGTGCCATTTGATCTTGGTGGATAGACCATTCGCAGATCAAATGTTCGAGGTTATAGATATTAATTTTTTGGAGTTGAAGTATCTCCAGACTTTTGTAAGGTTGGTTAAGAAGTACCGAGAAAAGTATTCCGTACACCCCACAGAAAAGATTATGACCTCCATCTTGAGAACCGGAATAACTAGTGAGCCAGAGCCGGTCCAACAACAACTTAGAAGTTTCTTCGCGAGAATATCCAAAACGCAGATAGAGGATTCTAAATATATCATCGACACAGCCTTAGATTTTTGTAGAAAGCAGAAACTAAAAGAGGCGATGTTGAAGTCTGTAAAGCTTCTCAAGAATTCGTCTTTTGATGAAATCTCACAGGTTATAAATGACGCACTCAAGCTGGGATCTGACTCTAACTTTGGTCATGATTATGTAAAGGACTTTGAACAACGTTTTATCTTGAAGGCTCGAAACCCGATCTCTACCGGCTGGGATGAAATAGATGAGATAACCCATCAGGGATTGGGTAAAGGCGAGCTTGGGGTGGTCGTTGCTCCAACGGGCGCCGGAAAGTCAATGGCTCTTGTGCACCTTGGCGCACAGGCTCTAAAGGCAGGGAAGAATGTTGTCTATTACACTCTCGAATTATCTGATACCGTCGTTGCATCACGGTTTGATAGTTGTATAACCAAGGTTCCGCTCAACGACCTGCATGCCTTCAAAGAAGAAATCTATGAAAAAGTGCAGATGCTAGAGGGGAAGCTCGTTGTTAAAGAATATCCCACAAAATCAGCGAGCGCAAACACAATAAAGCACCACCTAGAGAGGTTAGCAAATCGCGGATTCAAGCCAGACATGGTACTGGTAGACTATGGAGATTTATTACGCCCAACTTCAACTTTAAGGGAGAAAAGGCATGAGCTGGAGACTATTTATGAACAGCTTCGAGCACTTGCGCAGATAAACGGATGTTGTGTATGGACAGCCTCACAAACCAATCGTTCTGGATTAAACGCCGAAGTCATTACCATGGAGTCAATTTCGGAAGCTTTCAATAAATGTTTTGTTGCAGATTTTATTTTTTCAATATCTAGGACGGCAGAAGACAAGTTGTCGAATTCTGGGCGTATTTTTGTTGCTAAGAATAGAAACGGAGTAGACGGAATAATTTATCCAATCTATATGGACACTAGGAACATCACTATTAATGTTCAATCGTCCACTGGCGAGACTATTGGTGAAGTTAAGAAAGAGGCAAAAAAGAGGCAGGAGCAGAAGCTCGTAACATTATACAAAAAAGTAAAGAACGGAGGAGAAAAATAATGTCAATCAGTACACTACAAGAATACACCAGGATCGCCAAATACGCCAAGTATTTATCAGACCTAAGCCGCAGAGAAACTTGGAAAGAACAAGTAACGCGAGTTTTTGACATGCACAGGAAGAAATTCAAGGACAATGAAGAGATAAAGACCCTGATCGATGAAGCCGAACTTGCAGTACAAAAGAAAGAAGTTCTCGGCTCTCAGCGTATCCTTCAATTCGGCGGAGATCCAATTTTTAAACACAATGCCAGAGTATATAACTGCGGATTTGGCCACATCAACCGCCCGAGGGCCTTCCAGGAGCTAATGTATCTTCTTTTGTGTGGTTGCGGTATCGGTTTTTCGGTTCAACAGCATCATATTGAGCAACTTCCTGTCGTGGCGCGCCCAAGTAGACTGGCAAATTCAAAATCATTTGTTGTTCCAGACACAATCGAGGGTTGGGCAGACGCCATAGGAGTTCTCGTTGCAAGTTACTTTGGCGGTAATCCAGAATTTGATGAATATGTCGGCATAAGAGTAGACTTTGATTATTCAGCGATTAGACCTGCCGGCTCTCCTCTCAGTTCTGGTTCAAAAGCACCTGGCCCTGGGGGTTTACGCCGCTCAATTGAAAAGATACGCGAAGTCTTCGAAAACAGACTGGGATTCAATAACCGAGTTAACCTTCGCCCCATCGATGTTTACGATATTATCATGCATGCCGCCGATGCTGTTATCTCGGGCGGCGTCCGTCGTTCTGCGACGATCGCCCTGTTCTCTCCGGATGATGAAGAGATGGCAAAAGCTAAGACTGGATCTTGGCAGATGGAAAACCCGCAACGAGGCCGCTCAAACAACAGCGCCCTCCTCATCCGCAATGAGACCTCAAAAGAGGCTTTCAATCAGTTGATGGGTTGGGTTAGAGAATTCGGAGAACCCGGTTTTGTCTGGGCAGACAGCAAAGAGATGGGCTTCAACCCTTGCGTCGAGATCGGCCTGTACCCTGTTGACGTTGAGACAGGCAAGCCAGGTTGGCAATTTTGCAATTTAACTGAGATCAACGGCAAAAAGGCGAACACGCCAGAAAACTTTGCTCGTGCTTGCCGCGCAGCTGCAATCATTGGCACTCTTCAATCTTCTTACACGAGTTTTCCTTATTTGGGAGAGACCTCCGAGAATATAACAAGGCGCGAGGCGCTGCTTGGGGTCTCAATTACTGGCATGATGGACAATCCAGAAGTTCTATTTGATCCCCAAATCCAACGCGATGGCGCCAAGATAGTTAAAGATACAAATAAAGAAGTAGCCTCCATTATCGGAATCAATCAGGCTGCTAGAACAACCTGCGTCAAACCCGCCGGATCAACTAGTTGCATTCTTGGCACTGCTTCTGGAATCCATCCGCACCACGCCAAAAGGTATTTTCGTCGTGTGCAAGCGAATGTCCAAGAAAATCCGGTCCAACATTTTAAGAAATTTAATCCTAGAGCAGTTGAGAAATCTGTCTGGGATCCGAATGGAGTGACCGAGGTAATTACTTTTTTGTGTGAAGTTCCAGTTGGTGCAAAAACAAAAAATCAAATTGATGCTCAGAAACTATTAGAGAGCGTTAAGCTAACCCAGCAGAACTGGGTACGATACGGATCAAATAAAGAACTATGCACTCAGCCATGGCTCAGTCACAACGTCTCGAATACTATACACGTTAGAGAGAACGAGTGGGATGAGATTGGAGACTACATTTATAAGAATAGAAAATATTTTTCAGGTATCTCCTTGATTCCAAACTCGGGGGATAAAGACTATCCCCAGGCTCCTTTCTGTGCTGTCCCATACCCGGCGGACATCCTGAGAGAATACGGTGCTGGTTCTTTTTTTGCTTCTGGAGTAATCGAGCGCGCCCTAACTTCTTTCGGCGGTGATCTTTGG